GTACCGTCTGCGTGCCACACAACGTGAAGTCCGTGTGTTACGTCTGTGCCACCGTGAAGTGTAACAGCTGCTGATCCACTTACTTGAATCCAAGAGTAGATAGTATCTGTTCCATCTGTGTAAGCTGAAACATCTACAGTAGCCTGTGCTATTCCACAAGCATTAACACCTGTTGGTAAATCAGCTGCGACTTCCCAGGCAGTTCCGCCAGATATTAAACCTACTGGCTTCCCTGCTGCCCAGTCTGCTGTTCCTGCTACATCAACCTGTACATATCTATAGCCTTTACCATCTGCATCGAAGGCTACAGCTCCTAGATTGAACTTACGTTCTGTATCTACAACATCAAACCCACCAGGAAGTACATTACCCATACTATAACTCATAATACCCCTCCTTTATGCTGGACCACCCACGATGCCTACTTGCATTCTAGGATTAGTACAGACTAGCTGACCCATCCAGAATATCTTAGCAACGCGTGCGTCCTGGTTAATTGGTTTTTGGAAATTCTCGAAAGCAAAATTTCTCTTAGAGTGAATTTTGAAATCAAGATATTTAGTGTTCAACATAAACATCATACCGTCTGGGCAGTGTGAATCTACTACCACAGGAGCTGACTTAAACATAAGTGATTGGAATCCAGCGTCACCCATCTTAGCGTCGCCAGTCCATCTCTTATTAGCCTGCAAAGCAGACTCGTATAAGTCGAAAATATGTTGAGTTGTTACGATAAGATCAGGTTGGTCGTTATCGATAGTTGCTGCGCCATATGCCTGAGTCATCTCGCTAATCATATTAGCAAGTCCGTTATCAGTAGCTAGCATATTCGCATCTACAGCAGCGTTTGTTATTGTACCAGCTTGGTCCGCAAAAGAACCTAGCTTAGCATCCCACCAAGTGTATGTATCAGAATTGATACCACCTAGTGATCTGTTGTAACCGATAATAGCGTTATCTATATTACCAGGAGCGTGAAAAGTACTTACACCACCTGGGTTATCATATAGAGCTGCATCATCGTAACCTGAATTTGCTACTGTACCTGTACCCATAAGAGATGTTATCTCGTTAGAGCCTGGTGCTGAATTAGCAAACACTTTTGAACCGAATAGGTCCTTAAGTGACCTCTCTGCGTTACGCATCTTTGACTTAAGAAGTGAAAGAACCTGTGAATCACCACTGTTCTTTAGCTCTTCTTCGCCAGAGATAGTTATAGAAGCATATGCCTGCTTCCAGTTCCACTCAGCCGCTGTGATTGGATCACTTGGCGTTGTATCAAGAACATCGTAACCAGAGAAGAAACCTTGGGCACTGTTCGTTCCGTATTCTACAGGAGTAATAATCTTCTTACCACCATCTAACTTTTCTGCGTTCTTAAGTAATTTAAGAGACAGTGGGTTAGAGTTAAAGATGTTATCCACTAGAATAGGGAGGAATTTGTCTTTCGTGAGCGCACTCAACGAATCGTAATTTAAAGCCATCTTGGCCTCCTTCTATCTAATTGTTAAAGTATTTCGCAATACCTGGGTCATCCATAGATATTTCCTTTATATCACCGTACTGTTTATCATCTACTACCTCTTTAGCACCGCTCTGTTTATCTATAACAACCCCTTTATTACGTTCTCTGTTAGTGTCGAGTTTTTGATAGTTATCTAACTGGCCTTCCATCTTATCATAAGCCCATAGCTTGTAAGCTCTTTCCAAACCTTCGGAGCTTCCGTCTATAACTCCTTGGTCTTTTAAGTTCTGAGCTGCGTCAAGAAACTCTAACTGTGACTGCTCATCCTTAAGTAGGGGACTTTTATTTGCAAGATTCTCGAATCCCAGTGAAACCTCTTCTACAGCCCTTTCACTCTCTATCATCTGCATCCTTGAGCTAAGCTCTTCATACCTAGGATCAACAGTTTCAGCGTTAGCTTCTTCTGGTGTAGGTATCTCGTGCTCTTCTACATCAAGATTTGGATATTCAGAGTCTAGGCCTAGTCTATTAGATATCTCTTGATTATCATAATAATAATCTTTGACATAGTTTCTAAAAGACTCATCGGTCCTTAACTGGTCTACCAGTCCTTTAACTTTTGCGAGGTCCTGTGCTTTCTGGGTGTTTGACTGATTCCACTGTGTCTTGTTATCGTGTGCATCTTTCCACGCCATAACAGACTTCATATCAAAGGCATCTTCGCCTATCATCAGTTCATAGTCATCCAGGTTTATATCATCACTTACCTCTGTCTGAGTGTTACCACTCTGGTCATCTGTTTCAGTTACTTCTGTTGTAGAAGAATCCACAGAATCATCTGTGAAGAGGGATGCTCCCTCCTCTTGTGTTACTTCTATGCTGTTGTATTCATCAGCCATAGTAAGACGCTCCTTTCGTGAGTTGGTCCTTAGTTAATTCTTTTATATTGTGCCTTTAGCAGTAATAGTATACGCTGGCGCACTTCCTGTTATCTCCATAACCTGACCCTGCCACTTATAGCCTCCATAAGATACATCTTCTCCCTTAAGATATGTAGCTACTCTTCTATGAGCTATATGGCCTGCTGTGCCAATATCATCTATAGGCCACGTACCACCTCTGTATTCATATGTCGAACCAGTGTATAGTCTGTTTGCATCTGGTATCTTATAACCAGATTTTACTACATACTTAGAAGGACTGCCGCCTCGAGCACCTACACCGCTAGTAGTCTTTGTAGCGAATCTTTTTAAAGATGCGTCAACGCCAGCTTTCTTTTTTTCTTTTTTATCTTTCTTTTTTATGCCTATGCTCGTAGTGGCCATATTACTTTCTCCCATATATTCCCTTGTCGTCTTTAGCTAGGTTTATCAGTTTGGCACTCTTTGCCATATCCCTTAACTTAGGGTCGTCTGACTGGCTAGCAGAAAGGATACACTCCTTCGTAACTCCAGGGTAGTTATTATTTGTACACCACTCTCGTAGTGTTTGTATATTTCGTTTATGCAGGTTGCTCTGGTTCTGGTTGTCCGCCATATCCCATCATCTCCCTTAGTCTTAGCTGTGCGTTTGTTAGCTCTTCTTCATCCTCTGAGCTTTGCAGTGTCTCTGCATCTCTACGCATCATATCTATTTGTTCTTGTTTTTGTTCTAGTAGCTCATCAAGTATATCTTGTGATATGTCTTTCTGAGTCCATCTCCAGAACTTCTCTGGATCAAGTAATCCAAGCTGTATTAGGTCCATAGCCTGGTCCATACGACTTGCTCTTGATTCTGGTAAGCTAGAGCCTGGTACATATTTAAAGTCCATCTGAGGGTCTAAGTCCCAAGGCATAACGCTTATAAATTCATAGCCAGCGCCATCATCAGCTACCTTTCTAATTACTATTTCTTTTTCCATATTATATCGCAATAGGTTTAGCGTTTGTTTGTACAAGTCTATTATCGCATCTGTTCCTACCTCACGCTCTTTAGTACGTATTATCTGCTGTGATGCTTCCTGTAGCTGTGCTATAGCTCTTGATGCAGTAACACCACTAGGGTTTCTACCTTGTGTTATATCGTGTACACCACTAACAGTATCTGTCATCTGCATAAGTGTCTGTGCCATAGGTAGTGTTGATTGTGATACGTTTCCTGCTGGTAGTCTTTCTATACGTTCGTGTGGTCCGTTTACATAATATACCTTACCAGGCTTATCACTAGGTCTATTGCCAGGCTCTTTTGCTAGAGATTTACTCATAACTATAGCTGGGTTACCGTGGTATATAATATTATCTATGCCCTGTGATAGTAGTATAGCAGTTCCTACGCTTAAAGATTCTATTATCTCTGGCTCGCCCTTACCCCATATATGATGAGCGTCTTGGTAGTTTTGAAACATCACAAGAGGTATATCTTGATATGGAGACTCTATATGTTGTAGTAAACACTTACCAGCATACGTTGCAAGGTATAGTTTATCTCCTTCATAGTACCAACACTCTTTAAGTAACGCTTGACCTGACCCATATTCTTTTTCATCTGTAGAGTCATACGCTGGAGACTTTTCTAAGTAGTCTGTACGACCACCTGAAGCAACGCCAGTAGTTCCGCCTGTAGCTGTACTTACTTGTGAAGCTTCATCAAGGCCTTCTGTAGACCTTTTAAAAGACCTATACGCATCTAGACTTCCTTCTGCCTTAACATACTTACCGTTCTCAAACATCTCTTTTATATCTTTTACATATGTTGGAGTTGCGAAGGTAACACATACAGCATCTTCAATACTGGTGGCTAACGGATCAAAGAATACGGTATATACATCTGGAACAGAATAATTAACCCTATCACCATCTGTTGTGATTTTAAGGAATCCGTTACCATATATCAATCCGTCTCTTTTCATCATATTGATAGCTCTTACTGCTTTACTATCATCTAACTGGGCTTCTACTGCCTCTTGTGCGAGCTTGGCCGCATCTACCTGCTCCTCACGCTTAGGCATTATATCAACCTTTGGAAAACGGTCTGTCAATATAGAGTATATAGTCTCTACCGTTGAGTGTATAGTGTTAGCCACAATTCTAGATTTATATTTAGGCAAATTAAAAGGCTTAAAGAAGTCACCGTTATACAGCTCTTCGTTACGTCTCCATCTACTTACCTTGTGAGATCGTGCCTTTTCAGCGGCAGAGAACATCCTGTTGAGTTTCTTAAGAAGTTTTACTTCTTCTTTGTCTGGGTTATACCCTTTTGGATTTATCTCTACATCTTCAGCTTTAGATGCCATATCATAACTATCTGGCATTACGATATATCTCCTGAAGCTACGTGACTTGGTGTGTTGTTAGTGCCTTCGTGTTTCTTTTTCTTTTTCACTTTACGAAGCCATACCTTACCGTAGTTACCTTTATCTTTTTTCTTTTTCATATTAAAACTCCCAGCTCCAGTCATCCTTATCAGGCATCTGGATTAGCTTTTCATACTCTTGTTGTAGTTTCGGTTTTGCTTTCTCTTTTGCTGTAGGTGCATATACACTTGTCAAGCTGTACCTAGCAGCATCAGCAGCGTGATCTTCTTGAGTAGTATCTATATCCTCTGGGTTCTTTTCATCCCTTACTAATACAGGTAAAGTTCTCTCAAGGTTCGGACAGGTCTTTTCTATTATATATAAATTAGGCTTTGTCTCCTCATCGAAGTGCATAAGCTGAGCCATATTACTCCATCCGTTAATTCTATTATTATTAGCTGGGTTTAGATTATATACCCCACTATCAGATAATGCTTGCGCTATATGTTTATCACTATAAGCAGCATTTGCCTCACTCTTCCAGCTCATAGGGTTACGTATCCACATACTTGGGTCACCTAGTGTCATAGTTATCTCTTCATCTCCTGTATGTTTCTGTATCTGTTCACCCCAGTAAGCAGGATGTTTCTCTGTACCATATAGCTCTCTATAGAAGAATACTGTGTTATTAGGGGTTACTTCGTTCCAGAGTGCACAGAACGGTGCTGCGTATCCCCAGTCAATACCTATATATTTGTGGTTTATACTGTTACCGTAACCTAACTCTCTAGCTTTATCTTCAGATATAACGTGAATACTTGTTGCCCACTCGATGAAATACTGTCCTGCAAACACCCCCCAGTCGCCTTTTCGCCAGGCTGAACGTAGAGGTTCTGGTAAACTATCTAGAAACCTTAAATATTCTGGGTCCGTGTTAGTAAGCGTTGGATTATCATCTATTGTTGCAGGAATAAATACTCTATATCTTCCACTTAAAGGGTCTTTAAAAGCTTTGTTAGATTCTACATCTCCTATCTTCCAGCGTGCTTTAACCCAAGCGTGTCCTTTACCACCTGGATTGCTAGTACAGAAAACTCCAGGCATAACACCTGGTATTGTTGACCTACAGCTAGATAGTAGCTTAAGGTAATTCTCTTCTGAATCTATTTGTGTTAACTCTTCTATCACAATTCTTTGGTACTCGTGTCCCTGGTACCTTGTATACGACTGGTCATCTTTTAAGTGTCCTGTCCTTATTACTGCCCCTGATGGGAACTTGATTGTTGGAGGCTGTCCAGATATCTGTGCTGTGGGATAGAGTCTTGCAGCTCTGTCGATCCAGTCGCTGAGGTCAATACTGTTACGCCTAATAACAAGACCCCTAAAATCAGGATTATCAGTATGCTTAAGAAGCCAAACAATCCCAGCGTCAGTTTTTCCACCACCACGTGCGCCTCCGTATAAAGTCTCATAGACATCGTTTATTTGAAGGGCATAGGTCTGTGGCCCTGGATGTGGTTCCCATAGCGCTTGCACTAAGCCTTCTCACTCTCTTTTTGCTCTGGCATAAACACAAAGCCCTTATCGTTATCTATACTTAGTTTCGTATCCTGGCTTTTTAAGGAAGGTACTAATTTATCCATAATAAGCTTAACACTAGCCATAGCTTGAGGATGTTCTGCCTCTCCCTTACCTAGTGTAGATGCAACTGCAAACAATCTTTCTACTATATCTGTAGACTTAGGATTGTCTCTAAATTGATCTACGATAGTCTGTCCTTTCTT